AGAAGAGATTGTGCAGTGATTGCAATATCTCAAGCATCAGCAGATGCACACAATAGAAATAGTATTTCATTTGACCAAATGGAAAACTCTAAAACTGGTAAGGCTGCTGAAGCTGATTTAATTATTGGTATAGGTAGAAATGCTAATAGTGATTTAGAAAATAAAATAAGAACTTTATGTATAAGTAAAAATAAAATAAATGGCTATCATGGCGAACCTGTGTGCACCATTAGAAGGTCGATAAGTAGGTACGAAGTATGATTACAACAGTAGATGTAGAAACATCATGGCAAAAAACAGATACAGGTGGATATGATCCATCTCCCTTTCATCCAGATAATATATTAGTTAGTGTAGGTATTAATGATGAATACTATTTTACAAATCATAGTGAAAAAATAGACGAAGGTTGTTATCATAAGATACAATCTATATTAGATAAAACAACTTTACTTATAGGTCACAATATAAAATTTGATTTAATGTGGCTATTAGAATCTGGATTTAAATATACTGGCAGAGTATATGATACTATGTTAGGTGAGTATATACTTAATAGAGGTATAAGAAAAAGTTTAACACTTGAGATGTCTTGTCGTAGAAGAAAGATAGGATCTAAAGATAGTGCCATAAAAGAATTTACAGATAGGGGTATACCATTTCAAGATATACCTGCGGATGTAGTTGAAGAGTATGGTAGAATAGATGTACAAATAACTAAAAGATTATTTGATTCACAAATGCAAGATTTTAAATTACCAAAAAATAAAAGTTTATTAATGACTGCAAAAATGATGAATGAGTTTTTAGTTGTGTTATCTGATATGGAAAGAAATGGTATTAATATAAATTTAGAAGATTTAAATAATGTTGAAAAAGAATATAGAGCAGAGTTTGCATATCTAAAACAAAAGATAGATAAAATTGTATACAAACAAATGGGTGATACAAAAATTAATTTATCAAGTCCAGAACAATTATCTTGGTTAATATATTCTGCAAAACCAAAAGATAAAAAGGAGTGGGCTAAAATATTTAATGTGGGTATAGATAAAAGCACAGGTAAAAATAAAAGGAGACCACAATATTCTAGACAACAATTTAGAAATCTAGTTTCAGATAATACAGAAGTAATACACAGAACTGTAGCTGAACAATGCATTGGATGTCATGGTAAAGGTGTAATTAAAAAAGTAAAAAAAGATGGTAGCCCATATAAAAATTATACTAAATGTTCTGAATGTGATGGGGATGGATATATTTATACTGCTATGGCAAAAATTGCAGGGTTTAGACAAAGACCTAGAAGCGTGTATGATGTAGCAGAGTCTGGATTTAGAACAGATAAAATTACATTAAATAAAATTGCAGCTGAAGCAGAGGGTGAGTTTAAAGAATTTATTGATTCAGTTGTAAGGCATAATGCAGTTGATACATATTTAAATACATTTGTAGAAGGATTAAAAAACTTTACAAATGATAAGGGATTCTTGCATCCTAAATTTATGCAAGCTGTAACAGCAACAGGCAGGTTATCTAGTAGAGATCCAAACTTTCAAAACCAACCAAGAGGTAAAACATTTCCAATAAGAAAAGTTGTTACATCTAGAT